TACATAAGGAATTGATAGACCGTGAGCCAGAGGGTGAGTATAGCACCACTGAGGACCTGTGGAGCAGCCAGTACATAGGACCCATTACAGTAGGTGGTGACACAGTATACATAGACCGTGAGGCATTAGACCTGACCGAGGAGCAGGTAGAGTATGCCATAGAGCAGGGCTTAGTCAGGTCCATACCTGCTGATGTATACCTCAGGAACCGAGGAAACACACCCATCCAGACCCAGGTGGATTATGATGACATACAGCAGGAGTTAAAGGTAGAGCTAAAGGCACAAAACAGACCTGTCCTATCCCTGGCTCAGGCAGTAAGAGCCTGGTACAGATACACCAGGAGCCTGCTCACAGACCCACACCTCGGTAAAAAGGTGAGAGGGGTGCTTAACCTGCTGGTGATGGTGCTCCTCCTGGTCCTGCCTCTCCTCGGTGGTCTCTGGATGGTGATAGGATGACTGAGGAGACCTTAGAGATGACTTACCAGGAGGCTATAAACTACCTCTATGGAATCCTGCCAAAACCAGGCACCATGCCAGAGGAGGGTGTGTTTTTCCGAGATGTAGAGGAGGGTAGGATGGGCAGGATAAAAGAGCAGTACCCTACCACCACCAGAGCCTCTGATGAGGGTATGCTGGTAGTGGTCTCTATTGACTCAGAGCACAGACTACATACTTACCATGACATAGCTAAGAAAATAGCAGAGGATGACTGGAGGGTGCTAAAATAGATGCCCCTCTTAGAGCTAACCCTGCTGCTCCTCGGTCTCCTGCTCTATATCCTCACCAGACTCTGACTGCCTCTTTTCCTGCCTCCTCCTGTACCTCCAGACTGCTCTAAAGGACCAGGTAGCCAGAAAAGCCACAATACCCACCACTACATACAGAGTGATAGTAAGAAACTCAGCCATGCCTACCTACCCAAACTCATGGGTGGTAGGTCCAAACCCAGCATAAGGCACACCCAGCCTGCTGATGAGACCGAGGACCAGCACAGGCACACCCACCACTGGTATCCAGAGCATGAAGATACCCACACCAGCCAGTAACGCTGCACTCCTCCTGGCTACCTTTCCTGGGTTATTCTCACACTCAGGGCACTGGTCTACATCTACATATATCTCCTCTCCACACCTCTGGCACTGGTCTGTCTCTCTCTCTCTGCCTGTCTCTGCCTCACTGTCTGTGGTGCTCACTTGAATCACCACAATATCATAACCACCACTACTATATCAGTTTTACTGCTCTGGAGGCAGTACCCTATACTCCACACCCTCTATATCCAGAAACTGCCTGAGCCTACTCACACCATCCTCCACATCCACCTCCTCACCTCTCCAGTGTGCCCATGGGTGACTCATAGCATCAGTTTCTGTGTGCACATCCATCTCCAGACCCTCCTCAGTAACAAAACCCCTGAGATGTACCTGCCTCCATGGATGCTCATAATCCATAGAGTAGTAAGGTCTCCTCATGTTTAGCTGCTCACCATAGTAGTGATATGACAGGAGCCACCCAGCATCATAGTAGTGCCTACCCAGCAGCACCCTCATCTCCTCGGTGGTCATCTCCTCCTCTATCACCAGGGTGGTAACCGAGGATCTGGGTCTGGTAGCTACAAACCTATACCAGAGGTAAAACATCTCTTTGAGCAGCCAGGATACCCACCAGGACAGTGCTGAGGCACCTCCACCTGTCTGAGCCATGCCTGCTATAGACACAGGAGACCCATCAAACTAACCCAGACCTGGATGCTGAGGTATATATAAAGTATATTTTACGATTTGACAAAATCAAACAGCAGAGCACCAGCCTTATGATAAAGGTATACCTATAGCTGGTTAGGGTCAGGGGCACATCTGTGGTGCTCCAGAGCACTGGTACTGCCTCAAACCCAGCACCGTTTTTGCCCCAGACCCCATCTTTTTATACAGCAGAGGTGAGTATAGGCATCACTGAGGTACACCCCAGATGGGTACAAAAGCAGAAAGACGTAGAAACCTGGTGCTCAAATGGTACCACCTGGATAACATCACCGAGATTGAGGACCTACAGGATAAGCTGGAGCAGGAGGGATATAAGAGGGTAGCATCCTCCACCATCCGTAAGTACATCCATTATGATGAGGCTGGTGAGGAGACCATGGAAAAGGTCAGAGAGAAACATGCTGATGCCAGGCTACAAATAGCTGAGAAACTGGATAACAAACACGAAAGAGCCAGGGCAGCAGAGGAGGAGGCTACCAGAGATGTATCTATTGAGGCAGTAGTGCCTGCCACCACTAAGGCAGATGGTAGACGTAACCAGGTCAGGGTGCCCTATGGCTGGGAAAGGATAGATCCAGATGACCCTGATTACCCAGAGTGGGCACAGGACCGTGACACACCCATCAGGATACTGCCACAGGAGGAGACTATAGTAGAGGGTGGTGAGCACTACCCTGTTACTGACCCCTTTAATCAGCCTAAGTACACCACCCAGATGGTGGGCATAGAGAGAGATGTGCCTGACCGTAAGAGCAGGAGTTTTCTCAGACAGGAGCAGACTGACCACCTGGAGACTAAGGCAGATGTGCTGGGTGTGACCGAGGACAGGATAGAGTTAGGTGGCTCTGTCTCCATAGAGCATGAGATAGAGGTGCCTGATGAGATAGTGGAGGCTATAAGACAGGCATCTGAGCACAGACTGGCTAACCCAGAGGAGGTAGAGGATGACTGAGCAGAGCATCATACCACCCTGGGGCATCATCCTAACCACCCTCGGTCTCCTCGGTATCACTGGGGTGCCTCTGCTGCTGAGGTGGCTCCTGTGAGCCTGGAGGACCTACCAGATGACCCAGAGGACCAGTTAGATGACCAGACTCTGGCAGGCATCTATAAGAGCACCTACCAGCACCTGCCCACCTTCATAGACCTAATATTTTGTGACTCATTTGAGGGTTTTACCAGGGGTGAGTGGGTCTTAACCAGAGCTAAGTTTATGCAGGGTAGCCAGAAAACCTGCCACATAGGACCCAGAAACCACTTTAAGAGTACAGGCATCTATGCCCACTGGCTCTGGAGGATGTGGCAGGCACGGTTTAATGCCTCAGACCAGTATGAGTGGGCAGATGGACCAGCCACCCTGGAGGCTCATTATTTCAGCTATAAGGAAAAATCAGCATCCTATCATATCGGTCAGGCATCTGACTCTATCTGTGCCCTGGTGGAGAGGAACCCATGGTTTAGCAGCCTCCAGGACCTTAAGCCACAGGCAGAGACTAAGGGTAAATGGACATGGAACGGGCAGCACACCCTCAGCATCACACCCCATGGTATGCTCAGCCATGTGAGAGGTATCCATGGAGATATTTGTTATATAGATGACCCTTTTCAGGACCCAGACAGTAAGGGGCAGGACAGGCAGGCACTAAACCCCACTAAGATCCTAAAGATAAACTATATTTTCAAGACTGCTATAAAGGGCATACCTAACCCTGGTGATGAGATGCATATAGTCACCACACCCCAGACCGAGGAGGATTTTGTATTTGATGAGGCACTGATGGAGGAGTTTGATAAGAGAGAGGACCCAGCCATACAGGACCACCAGAGTGAGCATGTACTGTGGTCTGAGTGGATGGATTACCAGCACCTCCTCCAGGAAAAGTCAGAGATAGGGCAGAAACTGTTTAACCAGGAGTATATGGTACAGCCTATGAGTAGAGAGGTGGGATTTTTCTCTGAGCAGGAGGTGAGTGACATGGTACAGCCAGGTCTACAGGATCTGGATGCTAAGCATGGTCTGACAGTGGACCCCCACCAGGCAGGGCACCCTCCTCAGCCTAAGGTGACCCTCGGTTTTGTAGCTGGTCTGGATATAGGCAAAAAGAGGCACCCAGCACACCTGGCTGTTTTCAGAGTAGTGCCCACCGAGGAGCAGGACCAGAGCAGACTCATCCAGGTCCACAGTAGGTGGATGGATAACTGGGATTATGTGAGGCAGGTAGAGTACTGTAAGACCATAAATAGATACCTCGGTATAGACAGGCTGCTCTACGATAATACCAGGGGTGAGTTTGAGAGTATAGAGGAGATGGGCAGACTGCCTGGCTTCATGAAGGGTGTGACCCTCTCAGGTAAGACCCAGGATAAGATGAGCACCTACTTTGATGTGGCAGCTACAGATGACAGGCTCCACCTACTGCCTGAGGACAGACAGGAGAGACAGATACTGGCAGTGAGTAATGACCTGGAGGCAGTAGAGACAGATGAGGGGCACGGTGAGTCATTTTACTCAGTGGGTCTGTCAGTCATGGCTGAAAACCAGACCCATTTTGGTAACAAAGTTAAGTCACTGGAGACATGAGGTAAGGTAACTGAGGACCACCACATGCCTAAACTCAGCATCAGAGACAGGTTAGCATCCAGCCTATGGTCAGGAGATGTGGAGCATTATGATGGTAGTTACCAGATAGGTAACCTGGCAGGTAGAGTCAACAAACAGACAGAGGAGGAGAGGGTGGGTAGAGTACCGAGGACCCACCTATCTCCATTTGAGGGTGAACAAAGACCATTTGACCCCTTTGAGCTAAGGACCTTAGCAGACACTGAGGCAGTACAGTCTGCCATTAACCATATAGTGGCTGATTTTAAGGCAGTAGATGCTATACTCAGTGACCGTAAGCCAGATGAGGAGCCTGCCAGTGAGGATGTGAGAGACCTAACCCAGACTCACCTGGATAACATCACACCGAATAACAAAAGCAGGACAGTAGTAGATGAGGTGTGGAATAGGGACCTACTGGAGGTAGGTAACTGCATAGGTATTAAGACATGGAATATAGATGGTAAGAGGGTGGAGGTAAACCCCTTAGATCCTAACACCTTTACTGTGGAGTATGACAGACATGGTAAGATAACTGCTTTTTATCACTATCCTCGGGTGGCAAATGCCAGGCACCGAGGTAATCCTATAAAGGTCTCTCCAGAGAGGGTCATCTGGGGCACCTACCAGCCTGAGTCTGCCAGGGGCATGGTCTATGGTCACTCTCCTGTGGAAAAACTGAGGAGAGTCATCAGCATCATAGGTGGTCTGGTGGAGCAGGAGATAGGTGACCTGGAGGAGGGTATGCCTCCAGGTATAGTGAGTCTGGTGGGTGACTGGTCAGACCGAGATTATAACAAATTTGAGGATTATTGGAAAAATAACGTACAGGGTGAGAGGCATAAGGTGCCTCTGGCTAAGGGTGAGGCTGAGTTTAAGCCCTTTGCCCCATCCTACTCAGACCTACAGCTACTGGATAGGCAGAGGTGGTACTACAAACTGGTGGGTGCCATTTTCATGCTACCCATCTCTGAAAATGGGTTAGGGATAGGTCAGGAGGTAAACAGAGCCACCGATATATCACAGAGACAGAGGTATAAACAAAAGGTCATCAGGTCCATGCTCCAGGAACGTGAGACAGTGTGGACCACCGAGGTAATCCAGCAGGTGCTCAGTGACAGGCTCCAGCTAAAGTATGACCCAGGCATGGACCTGATGGAGAGAGGTAAGGTAGTGGAGCAGGAGGCTACTCTACTCCAGCAGGGTGTAAAGACCATAAATGAGGTGAGGAGCAGACTGGGTAAAGAGCCTGTAGAGTGGGGTGATGTACCTCCACAGGTAGCCTTTGCTGGTATGGGTGGCTCAGGAGGACCACCTGGAGGACCACCTGGAGGATCTGGAGGTGGTGGTGGAGCAGGACCACCTCAGCCTGACAGAGCTATTTTAGAGGAGATGGGCATGACCGAGGACCAGATAGAGAGGGTGATGGAGGAGGGTTTTAAGACTGCCAGAGGAGGGTGCCCTAACTGCTCCTCTGGCATAACCTCTGTAGGTAAGCCCTTTGGACCCTGGCAGGATTTTGATGACTGTGTGGAGTTTTTCATGGACCGAGGTGATGACAGAGAGACTGCCAGACGTAAGTGTGGTGCTCTGGAGGAGGAGCTAAAGGACCAGGTGGGTAAAGAGGGTGAGCAGAGCATAGAGGATAACCCCCTGAGAGAGACTGATGAGTGGCACCAGTTTGATTTTCAGCCTGAGGAGATGAGTGTGCTTAAAAAGGACCTGAGTGACCTATTCGGTAAATTCCTAAACGATATGCAGGCTGCTCTGGAGGACAATAAAGACCTGTGGCAGGCTGATGAGAGACAGAGTGGGGGTGAGGCAGAGAAAAGCCTGCCTGACTTCTTTAAGCTGATAGAGGAGGAGATAGGCATAGACCTGGCACAGGAGATGGGTGAGGTACTGGCTACTCACAAAACCAGGCAGGTGCTAAAGGGTAAAGATGACATAGAGCAGGAGTTACGTGAGGCAGGCATGGAGGCTGATGACCTAAACCTGGAGCAGGAGGTGGATGTAATAGCTAACAGACTCACTGCCAGGAGCCTGGAGGTGACTAAGCCAGTTAGCCAGAGGCTCAAAGATGATTTGCAGGAGACCATACAGGAGGGATGGCAGGAGGGTAAAAGCATCACCGAGGTGGAGAGGGATATAGAGGGTGTTACTGACAAATGGCAGGGTACTGATGCTGAGAGGTTAGCCAGAGACCAGTTAGGAAAGGCAGCCAAAGAGGGTAGGCTGGAGACTGCTAAAGAGACTGCTGGAGATGTAGGTGGCTGGGATAAGACCTGGTTAGCCACCCTGGATAGTAGGACCAGAGACAGTCACGCAGATATGGATGGTACTACTGTAGGTCTAAATGAGCCATGGGTAGTGGATTACAGACCAGATGGTGGACCAGGTGGAGTTATAGAGGAGTATCCAGGTGCCTCCAGGTGGGGTATCCAGTGCAGGTGTGATTATGAGCTAACACCAAAGGGGGTGGCTCAGTCAGTTAGAGGATGGGCAGAGGAGATGAGAGAGACCAGCCAGGTGGCTAAGAGTATAGAGGATGACCTACCAGAGGGTCAGACCCTCGGTGAGAGGTTACTGGCTCTGGAGTTAAGAGTGGAGAGGAGGAGCCTGAGCAGAAACCAGGCACGTAAAGACCTGGGGGTAGGCTCAAAGGCTACCTATTACCAGTGGATAAAGCAGGCTGGTCTCTATGATGAGGCTGGTAGTACTCTATGAGTATAAGCTGCTGGGATTTGATACCTTACGGTGACCGTGATGCTAAGCAGGCATGGTCTGAATTGATGAGCAGAGATGTACTGGGTGCTGTAGTAGTAGGCACCAGTGCTGGTAAGCTGGTAGAGTGGTGCCTGACTCTATCTGCCTACCTCCTCCTCGGTGGCTCCACAGAGGACCTGGTGGAGGCACTAACTCACATATTTCTCTGGAGCATCACCATCTGGGTGGGTGTGTGGATCTTTGTCTACTGGCACAGAGTCACCCAGGCTGCTGAGGATGCTGCTGAGGAGGCTATAGACCAGGCTCAACAGTCTATGGAGGATGGATAAAAAGAGGCTGGATATTTGCCCCTCCAGCCTGGGGTAGGGCATAGTATATAACCCCCTATGCCAGGGGGTGGGGCATAGTATATACACCCTATGCCAGGGTTTTGCGCTTACTGGGTCTCAGCTACTTAGGTCACTACCTCACTCACCTATTAGGTGAGGTGCCTCCTGTAGCCTGGTATACTCACCCCCAGGCTACCAGTGTGGTATAGACCCACACACCACTTAGTCTTTTATCTGCCTCAGGAGCATGTCAGTCATCTGTCTGACACAGATTTATTAGTGAGGACCTAATAAGTGAGCCTGCAGGCTGAGAGATGCCTGATAGTACCACCACTACCAGCACTTTTTCCATGGGTGTCTGGTTTTCTGTTCCCCCTTTCCTGCTGAGGCAGATAAAAGGTTATCAGGTAGCACCTAATAAGCCAATACATGAGTGCAAAAGAGCACTTGTATGGTGGGTTTGTACGGGCAGACACAGGTAGCACTGGCAAAACAGCCTTACTAAAGGTGACAGTAGGGTTAGGTGCTGAGGCTGCTCTGCCATGGTCTGGTAGGGTGAGCCTCCAGAGAGGTGGTACTGCCTCAGCAGCAGAAAACATACAGCTACAGCCTGGAGAGAGTAGGACCATAACCTGGAGAAACCTGGGTTTACCCAGGGATATATCAGTAGGTCTGGGTGCCTCTGTGCCAGGTGATGATGGTAAGGGTGATTTTGTCACCCTGGCAGGTGCCTCTCTGCCAGAGGATGCTGAGGAGATAAACCAGAGTGGGGTGGATGAGGCTCAGGAGAGGATAGAGGCACTGGAGCAGGAGGCTGAGAGACGAAAAGCCACCCTGGAGGATCTGGATAGGAGGGTAGGTAATCTGGAGAATAGAGTGGGTAATGCTGAGAATAGGATAGGGAACCTGGAGGATGATACCGAGGATTTTAGTGCTGGTGCCAGTGCTGGAGCCAGTGCTGAGGCAGATGTAGAGGGTACTGCCCCCAGCCTGACAGACTTTTTCTGGCAGTTTGTGGGCAGGTAGCCTGCTCACTGTACTGTCACTGTACGGGTTAGCCTGACAGACTAAACTTTTTAAGTACCCACCCATATTAGTGAGTAGACAGTGCCCGAGACAATACAGAAAACTGTGGAGATTTTGAAGGTGGATGAGGAGAGGCAGATAGTAACAGGACCTGTCTTAGTGCCTGGAGAGGAGGACAGGCATGGTGATGTGGTTAGTAGGGAAAACATAGAGAGTGTGGCTTACAAATTCATGGAGGAGTATCAAAACATAGACTTAATGCACACCTTTGAGGAGACAGGGGTGCCTGTGGGCAGTTTTGTTACACCCAGTGAGATGGAGATGGGTGGAGAGACTGTTAAAGCAGGCTCCTGGCTCATCAGTGTTAAGGTGACTGACCAGGAGACCTGGCAGGGCATTAAGTCTGGTGAGTATACAGGCTTTAGCATCTATGGTAAAGGTACCAGAGAGACCATAGATGAGGATGAGGTGGAGCAGTATGCCTGATTTACTCAGCCTGGATTTTGTAAGCCATGTCTCTATAGTAGATGAGCCTGCTGTACCAGATGCTGAGGTACTGGTAGCCAAAAGAGCAGATGATGCTGATGAGGCAGAAAAGGCAGGCAGGACCCTCAGCCAGGAGAATTTTGAGGGTCTGGCTACCATCCTCGGTGCTGCTGAGGGTGGCAGCCTCGGTGATGTGAGGAGGCAGCTAAGACAGTTTCTGAGTGAGAGAGGCACAGAGGCACAGGTAGAGCAGGCTGGGGTAGACCTGGATGGTGATGGTGAGGCAGAAAAGACGTTTTCGGAGATAATCAGTAAGGACAAAAACATGTCAGATGACACAGACCCACAGGAGTTAGTCACCTCCATGAAGGAAGCTGCTGAGCAGATGGAGGATGCTGCTGAGCAGATGGAGGAGGCAGCAGAGGCACAGACACAGGAGACAGAGACCACCGAGGGTGGAGGAGACCCTGGTGATGGTGAGGACCAGACAGGAGGATCTGGCACAGATGAGCAGAGCATCAGAGAGGAATTGCAGGAGCTAAATGAACGGATAGACCAGGAGTTTAGCACCGAGGAGGAGACCGAGGGTGAGGGTGAGGAGACCGAGGAGGAGCCTGACCCCACCGAGGTAGAGGTAGACCCTGAGGCAGATGTAGAGGAGCAGGTGGCTCAGATGGGTAAAAAGGTACAGGCAGCTATGAAGGCAGCAGGACAGGACCAGGAGGGTAGAGTAGGCTCCAGGACCAGCCTGGGTGATGGTGAGGCAGAGAAAGGTCAGGAGGAGGGTCTGAGTTTCCGTAATGCTGTAGAGAAACACAGAGGCAGCCAGTCTAAAGGAGGTGAGGCATAATGGCTGGTGCCACACTGGTCTCTAAGAGTAACGGAATAGATGAGAATAGGATCTATAAGGGTAGCTTTAGAGACCTACCTGATGAGACCATATACTCTGACCTTTTCGGTCTGGCTACAGGTACACCTTTCGACGAAAGGGCAGCCTTAGAAAAGGCTCTGCAGCCTATCTACCAGGCTATACAGGAGAGGACAGAGGATGGTGAGACTTTCCGTGAGGCATCTACAGAGGTGGGTAAGGCATACCTCGGTACCAGTGACATCAGCCTGCCCATCTTTCCACGTGAGGAGTTTGTCAACCTGGCAGTAAGACGTACACCTTTCGTGGAGGCTATGCCTCAGATTACCACAGAGACCAAAACTGTGGAGCAGGACAGTGTGACAGACACAGGGCAGCCTGAGATAGGTGGTGAGGTAGACATACCTGCTACTGAGGCAGAGGAGACCATAGATACCCAGCAGTTAGAGGTATCATACTGGAGGGTAAAGGGGTCTGTCAGTGGTCCTGTGCAGTTAGCTGCTCAGACTCTACGTAACAGTTTCTCAGTGGACCAGGATTATAAGACCATAGCCATGAGAAACTTCACGGAAAACCTGGCACTAAACGGTGGCCCCACCAGTGGCACCACTGATGGGTCTGTCACTGATGAGAGAGGGTTTACTGGTCTGAGGTTTAGGCTGGATGGTACCACAAATGATGTTACTCCTCAGGCAGGAGCAGGCACCAGTATCATACCTGAGGAGATCCGTAGGCTCCAGAGACTGGCTGGTGAGGATGGTGGTGACATGAGTAGCCTCATGGGTATCACTGACCTGAAAACCCTCACAGACCTGAAAAACCAGGCTGATGACCATGACCCACTGGAGATAACTACAGTGGATGGACAGAGGACCATAGACCTGGGTGCCAGAGGCATCAGGCTGGATGGTATGCCTATAGTGGTCAGTGACTTCATGCCTAACTCAGCAGACAGTAGAGAGTTTATAGTCACTGACATGAGGTTTAGTAGGATGCATAACCTCTCTGACCTGGTAATGGAGAGTCTGGGTAAGACCAGAGACAGTGATGATTACTTCATGAAGCAGTATGGGGTCTATGAGTTAGCTGCTGGTGCTGAGGAGTACAGTGCCAGACTGGGTAGCCTGGCATAACCGAGGTGTAAAACATGGCAGAGGATTACAGAGGCAGAGGTGCCTCACAGATAGAGGGTAGACAGGAGAGTGGTACAGCCACCATAACAGACCCCAGCAGCAGCCAGACCGTAACGGTGACTTTCGAGGAGCCTTTTGCTGAGGCTCCTGACATAGTAGGCTTAGCACCATCAGATGAAAATGCTGTAAACTACAGTAATGTTTCACAGGACAGTTTCGACATTACTACAGCAGGCTCTGGTGGTGACCCAGTAGATGTGGGGTGGGTAGCTACAGGTCCTGGTAGACCAGGAGAGACCTGAGGTGGTTACCATGGGTGACATAGCTGGGTTTTTGCCACCTGAGGAGCCACACAGGGTGCCCCATGAGTATCTGGAGGACCAGGGTGCTCATAGCACCAGGCAGATGGTTATACCATCTCCTGAGGCAGTCATCCTAACTGGTAGGTCAGATGCTAAGAGGATACTGGAGGAGGTGCTGGGTCTGGAGAGGCTACCCACAGAGGTAGCTGAGCAGGCTCTGGAGGAGTACCAGGCAGAGGATGGTGATGTGGAGGCTGTTATAGATGAGTACCTACAGGACCGTGAGGAGGACCCAGAGGATGCTGCTGAGCAGCAGGGTCTACCTGAGGACCTGGATGCTCTGGAGTACAGTGAGCTACAGGATCTGGCTCAGGAGCATGACATAGCAGCTAACCAGAGCACCGAGGACCTGATAGAGGCTCTGGAGGAGGTTAGAGGTGGCTGATGTAGAGGAGACCCTGACCATAGCTGGTGGAGAGACAGAGACCAGCACCTTAGCAGACTGCCAGGGTGACAGTCAGGTATCTATCAA